GCACCACTCTATTATGTCAGTGTTATAACCCATATGTTTGGCCATAGAAAAATACATAAATGGGATGAGCACTAAATTAAGGTCCATTCCGGATACGTCGTCACACAACACTCGAAATCCATTATCCAGGGCCTGCTGCAAATCGAACGCAAGATCGTTCGCTCCACCATAAAATGGGGACCAACAATAAGCAGACCAACCAAACTCTTGAAAAGCAACAGTACAATCATGAAAATACTCACGATGAGTAATAAAAAGAGCACATGATTCCAACGTGAAAGTACGGAGCTTATCATTAAGAATATCATCACGATGGAGATATTCCTTCTTAAAACTTTCAAACGCAAAAACGGGGGGCATAGACTCAACGTATTTCTTATAGTCCAAATTAATGCTCCCATCAGTATTAAGGATAACATCACCTTTCGTCTTAAACCCCATGGTATTTTCTGGAAAACCAATACCTGCCGCCATGTTGATGCCGGAAACGGCATCTTCATAAGAAATTTTCTTAGCCTTTGAAAAAAAGGGCTTATAAAATTCATCAATTATAGCAAATGTTTCGTTAATGGCTTGGGGTGATTCCCTAAGAATAGAGAAATCTTTTTTTATATACATTTTCGCGTGTCGTTTATCAATCCCATCAAGAGTTTGTTGAGACATATAGAAAGTTGCGCGTTCTTCAAACCACTTAATTTCATGGTCCAGTAATTTATTATAAGTATATGCAGGAACGCGCTCAAGTTCTCTTTCAAGTTTCGGTTTCCGCGGGAAACCAAAATAGTGTCCCAAAACTTTCTGACCTGGGTAATCTCGATTAGGAGTTAAACTAAAGTCAGGAAATTTTATTTCAGTGAATCCCTTTCGGCCTTGTTCAATTTTAACAGAGTGGATGGCGTCCAACGAAGAATTTAAATAAAGTTCTATAAAGCCATCACGTATAGCTTGATCGTATGAGAAAAACATCAAACTACGTCCACGTGGGTAAGTCCTGCCTTCACACATCAACCCATCATGGTATACTTCAATCGACATTGGATCAGATATATAATAAAGCCCTAGTCGTGGATTAACCATCGAAAAACCCATAGTCGTATGTGGTATATTTGATAATCCTCGAATCTTAATAGGTCGTTTCTTCGAGTTAACTTTCGTGTTGACATCGACATCAGGTTTTAATCGTAGTTTCGCGACATCAACTGAAGATTCAAGCCATTTCTTATAAAACCGATCAAAGCACTTAATGAGGTTGGATGTTTCTTCACGGAATCGTTCTCTACTTAACGTTGCATCCTCTAACCACATTTTTTGGGCACGTAAGACAGCATACTCAGAATCGTACAATGCCTTGTCTTCTGCCGTAAGGTCGTCTCGAGTGCGTTTCCGATTATCTAAATAGTGTGAATACTTCTCTTGCAAAGCTTTCTGGTTTTGTTCATATGCATTCTTTCTTCGCAAAAACTCTGCACGATTTATTGTTCCATCTGGACGAACCAATGGTCCATACGTAGGTACATAACTTCCTTTCAGATTCTTTCCTTTTGTTTTAGTGTTTTTGTGTTGC